CTAAACCGCGTCGTCAACCGCGCCTTGCCGCCCCGCATTCGGCTGCTCAAGCTCCACATGACAGACATAGCCCTCGGTATCGAGAGTGTGCTCCACGCGCGTCGCAATCCACGTGGTCGGCACCCCATCGCGCCACCCCCGTAAATTCACTTGCGATTCGGCCGCCAGGTCGGCGCGCCCCGGACACGTGAGCGTCATTTTCAGCATGCCCCGCGTGCGTTTGGCCAACTCGGCCTTCGCGGCAGCCACCGCCTGATCCTGCGTCGGGAAATATTGCTTGATGCGCCGCACCGGTTCGCCGGACCCCACCGTCACAATATGGCGCTTCGCTTGTTTCACGGCATGGTAGTACGCCACAACCGTGCCGGCCGTTTCCCGGCGCTGCTGCGTCATGGTCCAGCGACTGCATTCACGCGCCTGAAGCGTGATGGTCGGCAAGTCCTGACCGCTCACGCTCTTGAACTCGCCGCGCTTGGCCACCACCAGCTTGCTGCCGGCCGGCTTCACCACCGCGTCGTATTTTTTCGCGACGACACGCAACAGCAAGTTCAAGTCGGACTCGTCTTGCTGGTCGATGTGGGGCAATTGAATGCCGGCGAGCGATGCGGACACGGCGCCAGTCATGCCGTGTTCCCTGGCGATTTTCTGCACTATCCCCCCAATGGTGACACCCGCCTTCCAACTCCGAATTTTCTGGGTCTGTAGATGAAATTCGCCGCCGTTGCCCATGTCGTACGCCGCCGCCCGCGCGCGGATGTGCATCACACCCGGCCACCCCGACAACTCGATTTCGTCGACAATGAACGACCCCATCGGCTGGGATGCGCCGTCATATCCGAGGAACAATTGCAGTTGCGCGCCCGTTGGCGGAAACTGAATTGGCGTGGCGGGATCATGGTCGGACAGGCTAAATTCCAGCATGTCGCTCGTGTTACCTGTCTCGTCAGTCAAGCTCAGACTAATGAAACGATCCAGGATCGTCGCCGTGATGTTGCGATCGTTCGCCACCAGTTTGAAATTTGGGCGAACCGGCTGTGTCAGTCCCATAGCTTGATGCTCTGCTGCGTCGCGGGCAGCGTGAAATCGGGCAGGATGATCGTGATGCCAGCGGTCAGAACGGGGCCGCGATCAGCCAACCCAGGATTCGCGTCTAACAATTGCTCCACCACCCGGCTTGCGCGCGTGCCGTAATAGTTCCAGGCGATTTCGTCGGCCAGGTCGCCGTCCTTCGTCACATATTCGGTCGTCATGACAACCATTGCGAAATCGAGTCGGTGAGGGAATTTTCCAGCGGTGCGATATCCGAGCCGTCGAACCGCTTCAACGTCACGGTAAATTCAATCTTGCGCGGCAATGCGAACGCCGCAAACGTCCCGCGCGTTTCCTCTACGTTGGTGATGACCCAACGCCCATAGACGCGCCCTTGCGCATCCAGCATCAGTTGCGGCTGCCCCTGCTCCGCCAGCGCGCGCAGCATCGCCATCGCATTCGCACTGCCTCGCCACTCCGGATAGATGATGCCGGGTAGTGTGACGCTTTCCTCACCGGCCCCGGTGTACTGCAACGCCGGTAACTGGCCGAAGCGTTCCTGGGCAGGCCATCGATATTCGGCGCTATGGTGCATCTCTTGGAACACCGCCACATTCAGCGCAAAATTGAAGTTGCCGAGCCTGAGCATCGGTACGAAGCCCGCGATAAATGCGCCCAAGCTCATGACGATGCTCCATCGTGCATACGGCTACGATTTTTGATGCCTTGCTGGCGCTGGATTTCCTGCATTATTTCACGCGCCAGCGCGCTGCCGTTCTGGCCGGGCTGCTGGTTGATCGTGATGCCACCGACGTTCACAGTGCTGTTCGTTGGCGCTGCGCTGCGCGACGCCATCGGCGGAACGGCGGGCGCAGCCTTCGCCGCAGGGTTTTGGCCTGCCGCAAGCGATGCTGCGATTTCCTCATTCGATTTGCCAGAAATGCGAGCGGCACCAGCCCGCAGAAAATCGCCAGCAGAGAGGTGCGTAGACGCGGCCCACCAGCGGCCATTCTTCACATCGTCCGCGCCTTTTGCGCCGTCAACATCCGGCAAGCCGGCCGCCTTAGCCGCCGCCAGTGCGGCGGTCGCGAGTCCTGCCGCTAGCCCAAGCTTTCCGATGAACCCAAGGAGGCCGCCGCCAGCGCTCGCCGCCGCGCCCTGCACGCCGTTCATCGCGCTTACCATCGAATTGACTTGTGCCGTTGCGGTGGCCAGACGCACGAGCGCAATCGTCTGCAAGATGCCGTTTGCCGCCAACAGGACCGGTGCGACGACGACAAGCGCCGCAGCAGTCCCAGCCAGCCCAACGGTGACGGCCTTGAACAGGCGCGGGTTTTCTTCGGCGAACTTATTTACCGATTCCAAGGCAGATGCCGCCCTTTCCATCGCCGTGGCGAACGTTGGCAGAAGGACGTTGCCCATCCGCACCTGCGCGTCGTTCAGGCGAGCGCGTGCGTTGTCGATCTTGCCTTGCGTGGACGCGCGATTGGCCGCCTCAGATTCGTCGATGCCGTGCGCGATATCAACATTGTGCCGGTCCTTCGCGATGTTGTGTGAGAACCGCATCCGCTGCGTGACAATGTTCGCCGCGTTCGTATTCGAGGCGATGCTGTTCGCGAATTTTGCAATCTGGGCCGGATCGTCGATATCCACACCGCGACTTTTGGCGATCGGGATCAAGTGCTTATCCACCCACGCCTGTGGATCCTTCAGGAACAGCTCGTTGTCAATCAGCGCGTTCGAGGAAACCTTTTTAATTTTTCCGGTCTTGTCGAATTGGACGTTGCCGTTCTTCGTGTCGAGCAGGCCGAGTTTCGCCATCTCGTCAAACGCGCCGTGCGTCTGATGGCCACCGATCCAGGCATTCACCAGCGTACTGGATGCAGTGCCGTACTGATTCGCGCCCATCGCCTGCATCAGAAACGTATCGCCGAAGAATGCACGGTCGCTCATCGCCGCAACCGCGCTCTTGCCGCGCCGGATTGCGGTCAGTTGTTCATCTGCGCTAACGACGCCGTTAGAACCTGTCAGCGCCTTGAATGCCCAGTTTTGCTTTTCGCGCAGCGCTTCAGGCGATGAAGCGCCGCCGCGCTCTTCGGCGATCTTCGCGAGACTATACGCGGCGTCCTCGCCAATCTGGTTTTTGTGGCCGCGATTGTAGAGTTGCAGACCGGAAATCGCCTTCAGCGTTGTTGGCAATGCCTCGATAGCATGGTGTGCATCGCCCAGCGCCGTGCGCAGTTCGCTGACGGTTTCCGTAGCCTTCGTGACCGATACGCCGAACTGTTTCGAGTCCTGCGCGGCCTTCACCATCGAGTCGGCCTCTTCCTTCGATACGCCAGAGTTGCGGATAACGTTGACGGCGTTCTCGCGCTCGATAGCGGCGTGAATGCCGGTGTACAGGACGCCGCCCATAACCAAGCCGCCAGCGGCAGCGCGATGCGCGACCCCCGTCAGCTTGCCGCCGATTTCGCCGGCCTTCGACTTGAACGCCTGCGCCTTCGTCAGCCGTTCCTGCGCGCGACGCGCGCGGTCCAGCTCGACCGTCAGCTTCGCATACGAACCGCGCAGACTGTCCACATCCCTGCCGGTCCGGCCGAATTGCTGAATGGCGCGGCCCAGCAGCTTCTGGCGCTTCGTCAGGTCCGTGACGCTCTGACCCACCCTGCCCAGCGACTTGTTGATCTCTCCGAAAGCGCCTCTCAGCGTCCCGGAAACCGCGCCGCCGATGGTGATGGTTGCGGAAAGTCGCTTGTTGCTTGCCATGGGCGGGATTTATTCCTTCGGCAGCCCGTCCAGCCACCAGAGAAAACGTGACGTGCGCATCCCGAGGATTTCGCCTTGCGACCACCCGGTATGGGACGCGAGTGCCAACGCCCCGGCGCGCACATGGTCCGCACTCAATCGAGGAAATTTCCGAATGCGGCTTGCAGGCGCAAGTAATCGCGCAACTTCAAACGGCGCAGGTCGGCCGGCGCGACGGTACAAAGATTGGCAAACAGCGTGATTTCCTTCAACACGTCACTGCCACGCGCTTCGTTGCTCGCCACCTGGTCATCCAGGGTGGGTTCGCGCATCGTGACCTCCTGAAGCGGCACCCCGTTCACTTCCAGCGGCTTCGACAGCGTGATGGTCACGCTACCGTCGCCGTTTTCTTTCAACCACGTTTCCTTTTTTGCGCTCATTGCTGACCTGTTTAAATGAGATGATTGATGCGGGTCGGTCCGCGCCGGATGTGGATTACAGCCCCAGCGCACTGCGGAATGCCGCCAGCGTGTCCGCGCCGTTGATGGTCGCAATCATGTTTTCGACATCGATTTCGGTCACCACCTTGTCGTGATGCAGTAGCTTGTAATAATTCAGCGCCATCTGGATTTTCAGGAACGGCACTTCGCCAGGCTTCCAGGTGCCGGGGTCTTGCTCGATGACCTTGCCGCGCATGTTCATCATGACGGGGATCACCGTCCCATCGCCCGATTCGAGCGCGCCGCGGATGGTCAGCGGCACGTTCGCCCCTTCCGTGACGCCAAACAACGACAGCACGTTGCGGTCATACGAGATCAACGAAAAGTCCGTGGTCAACCCTTCCATGCCCACCGTGATCTTCAACGGGGCCACCATGCCGCCACCCTGGAAGTCCTCCGTTTTCTGCGTCAGCTTCGGTGGATTCACATCCCGCACCTGGCCGGCATAGCCTCGGCCATCGGCCCAAAGCGTTAAATTTTTAAGAACCTCTCTTGCAGCCATGTGCTTGCACTCCTAGATTCCTGGGCATACACAGCGCCCGCGCCGTTCAATTAAAAATCGTGCTGATGTAGTCATTCACCAGGTGCGAGCGGAAGGTGATGTGCTCCGCCGGATACGCCGGAGTAAAATCGAAGTCGAAGTAAATCCGGCCGTTGGCGATGGCATCCGCCGTGTTCAGATCAGGATCGGCCCAGCACACACCGCCGAGGATCGCGCCCTTCACGACCAAGCCACGCAGGAACGCATTCACTCCCTCGACAACCTCTGTCACGTACTGCTTCGTGATGCCTCGATCGACCGCCCACAGATGGGCCGCCATCAGGCTATCGTTAATGACATCCGCCGTGCGCACCACGCACAGAAATTGCCACTTCGGATCACTGGACAGCGTACGGTTGCCCCACAAGCGGAAGCCATTCTGCCGAACGATCGTCGCCACGTTCTTTTCGTTCAGCAAATTTGCGCGGCTGTTGGCATCACCCAGCTTGAAGTCGATGGGCCGCGTGGTGCCCTGGATACCATTGATATTCTGATTGGAGGGTGACCACCAAAATCCTAAGTCGTTATCCACCTTCGCAATCAGGCCAGCGACGGCGGCGCTGGAGCGCGACGGCACCAGATTACCCTGGCTGTCCGTCTTAATACCCTGCGGGTCCACCAGATATACGCGCTTGCTGCCGAAATCGCCGGCCGCGGCGATGGCGTCCGCGTCATTCACGTCGGGGCCGTCCTGGATAATGACCGCGCGCATGCGTTCAGCGATGCCGATCAACTCGGCGACCACGGCGTTACCGACCGTGCCGATGTTCGCCGTGAACGTGGCGGCCGTCGTCGGTGTGCCCGCAGCCGGCGGAAGGGCGAACACGGGCGCGGCGGTATATCCGGCACCCGGATTCTTGATCGTGGTCGCGGCGACGCCGCCGCCCTTGATGGTCGCACTCGCGGCAACGCCTGCGCCGCCCGCACCGCCAGACGGCACCAGGTCATAGATGCCATCCGTGTAGCCCGCGCCCGGCGTCATCAACAGCGATGTGACGCCGCCTTGCGTGCGCTGGTGCGTGAACCCCGGCGCAATCAAGATGCGCGGTGCAAACCCGACCACGGACTCCGCCGCCAGTAGCGCTTGGACGCCCTCGTATTGACCGGTATTCGCATTGACGCCACCCAGCACATTGACCAGCGTCGCCTGAGTGTCCGCGCCCTCGTCCACGCGAATGACAATGACAACCGCGCCAGACTGATCAAAAATCGAATCCATCGCGTCCGGCAGCGTCCCTCTGCCCTGCCCCGTCACATCCAATTTTGCGGCGACGCTTCGGCTGCCGGCAATCAACACCGGCGTATTCAACGGGAACGTCTTCGCATCGGCATCCGGGGCCGTACCCACCAGCCCAATGACGGACGTGCGCACCGTCGAAATGGGGCGAGGGCCATCGTCAATGTCGATGACTTCAACGCCATGCAAAAAGGTGTCGCCCGCCATAGGTATGTCCTTGGTGCCAATCGGCTCAATCTAGATTGGCTGGCATTGTCCGGCGCGCGGCCCACACTTTCCTCTTGTGGGTTCTTCGTTATGCGGGCAATACGGGACGCTGTTCAATCGCAATCGCGACATCCGGATTCGCCGCTAAAAACGCCCGAAGCTTCTCGATGGGATCGAGATTGCTTTCGATGGGCCGCGGCCTCGTGACAAGTTCCCATGCTGCACCGCTCCAGCGCGGCCACTTGTCATCCGGCCATTTATCTGGGGGCGCGACATCCACCGCGCCAGCGGGCATCAAGAATACACCCGGCTCAAGCGGGCTTTCGTCCGCCGAGGCAGTCCCGCAATACATACCCGCGCGATCGGTTTGGAAAACTGTTCTCGTGTTCATGGTCAGTATTTGATGCAGGCAAGTAGCGCGACGTTACGTGGACGCGATTCGTTGCCGCCGTCTGGATTGATCGTAATATTGTGATAATGGTCGCCGCCAAGCTGGATCGTGATACCGGTGGCTGCTGCCTCAGTGCGGATGGTGCCGATCAGTCCAGGCGCCCCGCTACCAGAACTCAGGTTGGTGTTGTTCGTCAAATTCATCTGGTGAGAATGGCCGGGGTCATTCACTCCGTGGGTGTGCCTACCCTGCACATCGCTCGACGCCCAGTGCGCATGCGCCAGATTCTGCGACCCCTGCCGCGAGCCTGCCTGGCGCCCGCCATCGACGCCCCGCCCATCATCCCAGCCGCGAATAAACTCACCGCGCAAATCCGGCAGGTTGAACGTATTGAAACCGTCACCGGCACCGTGCGTCGTCCCGATGTTGAAGAATAGGGCGGCATACGTCGTCCGGCTGACCGCCGCCCCATTCGCTTTCATCCAGCCAGGCGGGGGAACGGCTGCGGCAAAATACATAATCATGCCAGGAGGTGCATGCGTGTCCGTGTTTACCTTGCTGTCCACGCCCAGGTTTGCGCGCGCAACGCCCACGTCAGGAACATCGGAAAGGTTTTTCGATTGAATGAGCGGCGCAGGAACAAAGGCAGCAGGATCGTTCTGCACGAAATAGGCACGCGATCCGGCCGGATACGACCGGGCAAGCATCAGCCTCGCGCGGTCAATCGAATCGGCCGTCCATTCGGTGGGCAGCAAGCGGCTGCCTTCAATATATATCGCCAGCCCGATCGTGCTGCACTTCGTCAACGTAACGGCGGTTTGCCCATCCGCCAGCGTCTGCACCTCATCTACCGTGCTGACTGTCACATTTGCCGTCGTCGGATCCTGCCATGACACATCACCATCCGCGTTCGATTTCTTCGCTAAAATCTGGCCGGTGTGACCGCCCTTCAGCAGGTAGGGAAGTGTAATCGCGTTATTGACCCACGCTTGCGTAGCAACAGCCACATTCGGGTCAATCTGTATGGTAACCATGTCGGCATTCGTTGCCAGGAATTCCATGCGCAACACGGTATCGCCGAATGAACCTTCGCTGCCATCCCCTTGCGGCTTGTACACGTCCGGAACATTCGCTACGGCGAACATTCCCCCTTGATCATCCCATGCGGCCATTTCGCGGATGGTAAAACCCCCCATCGTGGCCGGGATCACCATTTCAACCACGAATAACACAGGATTTTGGGGATCCTGATAGACGCGATTCGGCGCGGTCCGGAACATCTCCCGAATTAATTGCGTCTGCCCTCGATCTGGCGTCGTCGGATTGCCGCCGCCATCGCCTACCGATACAGCCACCAAATTAATCGATGTACCCGTTGCTTCGGCCTGCGTCATGCGCCGCAAGCCATAGTTTGTGTGAATGGTCTTATAGCGCATAGTCAGGCCGTCACGAGCATATTATTGGCAATGATCCGGTTGGGCGATCCGCTACCGTATTCGTTGACGACGGCATCGCTGACTTGCATCAGATTGTTCGTGATGACGTAGCTATCGCTGTCGCCTTTCCCGATGGTGACGCCGTCGACAACTCCATCCGTGCCAATGACATTCAGACTCTCGACCTTGATACGCTTGCTTCCAATGACATTGACAATGCACGAACTGGCACCATCACCGTGAATCGATGACATGCTGCCACCGGAGACGTTCATCCCGCCAATACCCAGCATCACGATCGCTGCATTCTGATTGTTGTCACCGTAATTGCCCAGGAACATCGTGTTGGCATAGAGATCCGTGACATCGACGTTCATGAACGTGGCGTTATTGTCCGCATGCGCAAATACGGCCGGAGCACGATATCCAGCAAAGTACGGTGACGATACCTTGACATTGATCAGTGTGGCGCCGGACCCGCTCGCGACCATTTCCAGTGCGCACTCCCCTTTCTCCGATGCTCCAGAATCGAATTGAATATCGGACATCCAGATATCGCCGAGTTGCGAATTCCCAGTCGCGAGCAGGACCGTTCCAGCTCCATAAACGGTGCCATTAGCAAATCGAATACCGCGCACCATCGACGGGTTGCCTGCCGCGCCCCCGCTCGCCACCAGTGCAAGCGGCGGGTAGGTCTTCGACCCTTGACCCTCATACGTATTGAAAACCATATCTCCACAAAACGATCCCGGCGCACTAGCCTGGAGCCGCATGCCACCAGAGAAAATGACGAGCCGATTAATCTCGTAATGCCGCGTCTCGGTAAAAGTAACCACCGTCGATCCACTCGGGAAGTGGGCGGCCAGTATGTCGTCAATTCGATTCCATTCGAGCGAGCTACAGAAATAGCCCGACTTCCCGATAGCCAATGCAGCGCTGGTTGCATCACCCAACGACCCGTCGAACGTCAGCTTGCCTAGTATTTCAATCCGCGCATTACCGCGATTGCTGCTCGCATCAGCCAGCAAACAGCGCGGCACGATGCTGATGGCCGTCACACCGGGCATCGGGTAAAGCGTCGCTCCGTTCGAGATCAGCCGCGGCAGATACGTGAGCGCATCGCCACTCGCCGCTTGACCATGCTTGAATACCAATCCTTTCGCCAGCCGCAGCTTTGCATTCGCCGGCAATTCAACCGGCAATCCCAATGACTGCGCCAAATCGATCGCGCGCTGAAGCGGCCCCGATGCATCCGTCGCATGGTCGGCCGGCAACCCAAATGCCTCCGCCTTGATCGACGTTGCCCGCTCCGGGTGCGGGCGCAGATAGACGCGCGCATCCCCCACCAGACAGACCCCAGCTCCCCATGATTTCTCGATGTCCGGCGCCTGATCGAGCAAATAAGTTCCTTCCGGCCAATACACGGATGAAGACTTGGACTCCGCGCTAGCGCGCGCCGTGTCATCGTTCGTTCTGCCATCGCCTTGCGCCCCGAAATGCCTGACACTGACCGTATAGAACGTCTTGATCGCTTCTGTTCGATTCGCGAGCGCCTGCGCTTGCGCGTTCATCGGACCACCCGCGCCCCCCATGGCTTTGGTGCTTTTCTCCAACTGCGGTACGTCGTCCCAAGCTGGGGCGGGAATCAAATTCGCCATATTCGCTTTTAAACCTTAGTTCCACTAAGTGAAATCGCCCCATCAAGATTCCAGCTTCCATCCAACCATCTATCGACTAGCTGCGTGCCGTCGTACGAGATCGTGATGTTGTTTCCAATCGTCAAAACGCCAGCCAGCACTGGGCCGCCACGCGTCGTGACCGACGGCTGAAATGAACCAAAATGCGATCGGAGATTCTTCATTGCGCGGATATAGGAGATGATCTTCCCATAGCCATCCTGATCAATTCCACTCTGGCTACTGTCCACCCAAACGCTAAACGTATAGGGGGCAGCAGGCGGTATTTGCTGAAACCACTCCTGGATGGTCACCGTGTACCCGAGTGCATCGAGCGCCTGCTTCACCGCGCCAATCGTGCCTTTGTAGCGCTGGACCGCCACGGCGGATTGAATGGAATTTCTCTTCTGCTCATCCAGCCAGTTTGCATCCCAAAAATCGACGCTGAACGCCCAGGCGAGCCACGGAAGCAAATCCGATGGACACCGGTCGGCATTCCAGATGTCCCGCACTGGCGTCGGGACATCGCTGATTCGCGCGACGCTCTCGGCCAGTGAAACTTCAAACGGCGCCGCATTCGGCGGCAATAGGCTAGCCATTGGACGCCACCGTGACGTTAATGGCCGTGCAGTACGGCGCCTGGCCCGCCGATGCTGGGATATTGGCACTCGGCGTGCGCAAGTTGACCCGATCAACGCCCGGACGATGCAGCGCCTGATAGACACCGGACAAACTCACGTCGTAACCGTTTCGATGGACCGAATCCGCGTAAGCCTGGGCAGCACGCTTCGCCGCCTGCGTCACCACATCCGCATCCGGCCCATCAAACAACACCAGTTCGGCATCGATCGTGTACGGCAAAATCCCCGCCGACAGCACGGAAACCTGGTCCGTCATTGGGCGTATTTTTTCCGCATTCAACGCAGCCGTCACAGCCGCGATTTCATCCTCCCCCGCCGCTCCGTCGCCGTTGCGCGATAGCACATACACCACCACTTTCCCCGGCGCCGGCGAGACGGCAGAAATATCCTTGATCGTGCCCGTCGCGCTCAAACCGTGAAACACGTAACTCCCCTCGCTTCCGGCGGTGGTGTAACCTTCCAGAGAAACCGGAATGCGAGCGCGGTAATCGTCGTCCGATTCCCACACTGCGGGCGTCGGTGGAATGGCGGCATCATCAGCCGGCTTGATCAACAGACGCGGCACGTTGTAGTTCGCGCCGATCTGATCCAGGTCGGTACCGATGGCGAACGCGAGCATGACTGCGCGCACGGCCTCGTTGGCGCGTTGGCGAACGAGCAGTTCTCGATACGCGCAAACTTCCAGAATCTTATAGGCTGGGTCACTCTCCACCAGAGCGGTAAACGGCTGCCCAGCCCCTTGCGTGCGCGCCTGAAGATCAGCCAGCATGGCTCGAAAAATCGTTTCGAAGTCCAGTTGCTCGACCGCATTGGGGGCCGGTAACTGCGACAGATTCACGGTAGTAAACGCACCGATCATCAGTTCACCTTAATGCCATCAAGCGTCACGGTCCGACCATCAGGAAGATATCGGCCGATCAAATCGAGCGCGACGACGCCGACATCGGCACTCGCCAACTTGACTTGTGTGAGCCGAAAACGCGGCTCCCATGCCGCCAGCGCTTCAGCAGTCGCCGCGTACAAGTCCACGAT